CATTTTATATATTTTAAATATCTATTTTTATTTTAATTTTTTAAAATGTCTATTATTAGAGTCAGAATCACGTTTTAAAGATTGTAGACGTTGCAATCTTTGAGCTCTTAATTTTTTTAATTTCTCATCTTCTTTTGCAGCATTGTACATTCTACCTACCATTCTTAATTGTGCAGGAATGGCTAATAATGAAAAAAGGGAGGAGAGAATCCCCTCCCGAATTTCTTTCATTCTATTATCTTGATTTTTTGGATGCTTTTTTATTGGCTTCATTTCGCTCTTCATATGCTTGCGTTAATCGATTGTAAAAGAATTTTCTAATAAATATAGGCATGTCCATCAAATCATTGTATGTAAATCCTTTTCCATAATGAATCAATTGAAAAATTTCTTCATATATGTATTGTCTATCTCTCGAGGTCAGGCCAAAAAAATCTTTCATCGAAAACCATTGGAGCGCGAAATGGCTCCCCGGTATACCGGTCTATTACTTCTACATTAAAATCAACATCAGGTTGAATTTTACTAATAAATGATCTAATGGCTCTACTGTCTGCTGCTAATAAATCAGTATCAATGTAATGTCTAATTGCTACTAAATCCATGTTTCCATCAAGTGCTACAATCATGTGTTTTAATCTTAATGTCAAAAGCCCCGGATCTTTTCCTACTTTTTCATAAGATTTAACAATAGCATCGATTTCTTTATCCTCTTTACCGGTAAGTAATTTAACATGCACTTCTTTTTTAGATTTAGGAAGAGTGAGTTTAAATAAATTACTATTCTTTGTAACTAATACAGATTCATCAATTGGTTTAGGTTTTAATTCACTTAAATTAATTGTTGTATCCTGTGTGTTACCGGATGGCGTAGTCACTTGAATAACATACTCATCTCCATAAGCAGCAATCCTAGAGGCAATCATAATAGCATTCTTATCTCCTACTAATAAATCATCCCAATCAATTTCTGATACAAGCAAATTTCTGAACATCCTTTCAATGGCTGTTCCTTGCATAATATAATTTTGATTAGTTAAAATGTCCTCATCTTTAGCTGTCATGTATCTTAATTCTACTTGACCTGAAGATAGGGGATTTTCTTTAGGGTAGAAAAGGCCTCTAGATGGTAAATCTACAATTAAAGTAGTTTGATTAGTTCCTTGAGGGACAGTTGGAATAACTGGGGTAGGAATTTCCATGCCGCCTTCACTAGGACTTTGATTAAATGTAACTTCTCTGTCTGGTTTCATAATATTTATGTTTATTTAATTTTATGCTAATCCTTGTCCTCTAAATGATTTAGGTAGTAATCCTACCGATGGTACTCTTGTAGGAGTTAAAGATTTAACAGAATTAGGTAAAGGATTTCTGTTAATTTCATTAAAAGTTTCTCCATTATTGTACGGAATAATTTTTTTAGCGTTAGCATCTTTTATTAACGCATAATCATACATAATTGTTACAGTTACTGTAGATAAAGAATCATCCGACATATCTAATTCTCCCCATTTAACTGCTGACACATAAGCCCCATGTATTTCCCATCTCTCCGATTGCACATTAGTTCTAGGCATTAATGTCTCTAAAATTAATGTTTTTTTGTAGGTTTCTAAAGCATATTCTTTACCTTCTACATAATTAGAATGTGTATTCATTATCCATTCATATACTAAAACGGAAGAATCATTTTTCACATCTTCTGAACTTGATAGAGGATCAACCAAGGGATTATTTGAAGCTCTAGGAGAAAATCTATGAGCTGCTACAGGATCGTATAGTACTATTTCTATAGGATCCCAAGTTATTTTACCTTTAAAGTTAGTTTTTGTATTTATATATTGCAACTCTATATTTTCGTAACTAAATCCTGGTTTAGTTACAGACTTTACTAGATACGTTGGTATGTAGATTCCTTGAACATCTAAATAAAGTACAAATCTATTTTTTAATTTAGGTTCAAAATAAGCAAAAGGTCTATACTGAGTATATTCTGACGCTCCGGTCATTATCATTTCAGTATTTGATAAGACTTCTTTTTTATCTCTAAATATGGGCGTAGATTTAGCCATTCTTCTTTATAATAAATATGTCAGAAACGTAAAATTAATATAACAATAAAAAACTAGTTTCTACCCCCGTTACCGCCGAATAATCCGCCTATTGCGCTTATTGCTGCATTAGAGGCTGCCTGTGCTGCTCCTTTTCCTATATTTATGGCTGCATCCTTTAATTGATTTCCTAAATTAGCTCCTCCACCATCTAATCCGGGGCCCTCTACGTCAGGAAGTTTTACTTTACTTCCTCTAACCATAGCATAATCATATACTATTGTTCCTTCCATTAATACTAAATCGTCACTAGACATATCAAATTCTCCCCATTTGACAGAATCAAAAAATGCTCCTACCAATAAAAAAGAATCTACAACATCTCCATGAGGTGATAAAGATCTCAAATATAATGTTCTTTTATATTCATGTATAAAACCATCTTCTCCGGGAGTTAGTAAATTAAAAGACCCTCCTGTTGTTCCTGAATTATGGTGATAATTATTAATGTAATCATGCAACATTTTAGCTCCATTATCTTCAATAGGATCATAAAACCTTACTGTTATAGGTTGCCATCTTGACTTTCCTTTAACATGAAATTCTGTATTTATATAATCTACCGTAATGTGATTATTTTCTAAAGTAGGTCTTTCGGCTGATTTTATGGCATAAGTTGGAAAAAAAGGACCAAACGGATCCGCTTGCATGTATAACTCAAAGCGCATTTGCTGCTTTGGGTTGAAATATTTGAAAGGTTTATGTGTAAATGCCATGTGTATTTTATAAGCACAGAGGTGCATCAATGCACCTCTGTGGTTTTATTAATCAGTTTTATGCGTCTACTTTACCTGTAACAACCACTTTATTTTTAACAGGTTCCATAACTGCATAATCATAAGTAATTGTTAAATCTAGCATATTCAAGTCATCTGAAGATAAATCCATATTACCCCACTTAGCATCTGCTACGAAAGAGCCGTATAATGTGAATGTATCCGCTACATCTCCATGAGGAGTAAGAGCTTGAAATGTTAGCGTTCTTTTGTACTCGTGAATAAATCCGTCTTCACCTGGAGTTAGCAAACCTGGGAGTCTTCCCGCGGCGGTTTGTATTAATCCTGAGTTGTGGTGAAATAGACTTATCCAATCATGTAATAATTTAGCTCCATTAGCTTCAATAGGATCGTACAAAGTTACAGAAATATCCTGCCACCTTGATTTACCTTTCACTTTAAATTCAGTGTTTACATAATCTACAGTTACGGGATTTTGATCTATAGAAGGTCTGTCTGCTGTTTTAACCATATAAGTAGGGATAGGTACTCCGACGTTAGTCAGATAGAGTACATATCTCATCTGTTGTTTAGGGTTAAAATATTCAAATGGTTTATATTCGAATGCCATTTTATATTATTTTATTTTGTTTATTCTGTATCACCAGGGAAAGAAGCTCCCGTAGGTAACACAAAGAAATCTAAGATTATGAATTCCGCAGTTCTAGTCGGTTTTAAATAAATAGCACCTCTTAGCTCATTTCTGTCAAGAACGTCAGGAGTATTATTAGATTCATCCATAATTACTCTAAAATCATATAAACCTTGATTTCTTCTAACGCTTTCTAAATAAGGCTCGACAATACTCAAGAATCTAAGTCTTGTCTCTTTAGTATTTTGTTCGAATACTAGATACCTAGAAGATGATGCAATGAATTTTTTAGCAGCAATCAATAATCTCCTTACGTTAATCCTATCAAGTGCAGACCTTTTCTTTTGTAAAGTTTTCTGACCCCATACAACTACTCCTTCTCTTGGATAGGTAGCGATAGGATTGATATTATATGTGTAAAGTCTATCTCTGTCAGCTAATGTCAATTTACGCTCTGCCTGTAAAGCTACATCAATCGCACCTCTATTCAAACCGGCAGGAGCATACCAAGGGAATTGTACATAGTCATTGAATGCGATAACTCCAGATACTACCGTAGAAGGCGGAACCCATACGTTTCTTCCTAAGTCAGCGTCAGCTATTTGAACCCATGGGTAGTAGTAAGCAGCATAAGAAGTATTCCTTGCTAAAGCTGCATTTATAGCTTGTCCAATAGTATCACCGTATCTAGTAGGATCAATTACCATGAAAATATCTCCTCTATTTTCAACCATGGCAATTGCTTTTGTTATAATTTCTCCATGTTGTTCTCCTACACCATCAATAATTCCGGGCATAAGTAACATGTTGATATCATATTCGTCTGCATTTGCTAGGATGTCAATAGCATCTTTATATGCAGTTGAACCAGAAGCTCCCCCCGCTAAATCATCTAAATTGAATCCTTGACTATTCTGTCCATTAATTTTATCAAAGAATGTTCTAGGATGTTTTACATATCCATCGGACCCTCCGGAGAAAGTACCAGATACAGCAGCAGGTAAACTACTAGAGAAAGCAGCGACTCTGATTTGTCCACTCTCATTCAAGTAGTTGTAGTTTTCTTTAAATACTTCTACTCGAATGTATCTTGACCTGTTAGGGAAAGATCCACTTAACTGTAAGAAAGGGATACCATCAGAATCGTATCTTAGCGTATATAGTTGATCTCCAATAACTCTACCGATATAGTTAGTATCATTAGGGTCTAAAGTTAAATCATTATACTGCTCTACAATTACTTTTCTGTTGTGTCTGTCATCTCCTCTCCTTATGTATAAATCGAAAGTACCTAAATCAGTGTTAACGTCTCTTACTTCCCATCTCAAATTCTCCCTGTTACCGATATTTAGTACACCTCCTGTAGTATCATCAGCAGGACTTCCAATACCGTTATTAGAAGCAGTTGAAGTTAGAGCGGAATTACCAAAATTACCCGGAGAAACTAATGTTAATTTAAAAGTTTGTTGACCGGCTGAAAAATAAGACCCGGTTAAATTAGACTTTATTCCAGCAGGCGCAGAGGCATAAGCTCCTCTAGTTACTACATTTGAACTAGCATATTCAAAATCACCGGCAAGAACTCTCACTACGGTTAGATTTTCTGCATACCTCAAATATTCCTGTGCTACATAGTCCGTTAAGAACTTGTATTGTCTTTCAGATGTACCAGAACCTGAACTAAAAGGTCCTCCGAAAGCTCTTAAGTATTCCTCGTAAGAAGAAATGGTGGTAGGAACGAATGCAGGACCTTTTAATGTAGGGCCAACAACCGCTGCTCCAATGGCTTGTATTTCCAAGGGGAGAAAACTCAGGTCTTTTTCTCTAGTAAATACGCCAGGACTGACTATTCTTTCTGCCATTTTTTTGTTTTTGTCAATTAAATATTATACCAAGAATTATTAATAAATTCTCATTTGTTATAAATATGTTTTAAAAATCTCAAACATTAAAAA